TGCGACACCTCCAACCCCCACAAGTGGCATGATTGCTCAGTTTGGTCTTTTGTGCAAGTTTGCTACTTGTCCGAGACACGTCGTGGTCTTCCAGGCATCAGCACACCCCGACACGCCCGAGCTTCCCGCTCACACCCATGGCCATCACCCAGAGGACTAGACCTTGCTCGTTCACTAGCGTCCAGACCTCTGTGGTTGTGTGGCGCTTCCCGGAAGCGCGTTGGATGACTCCCTCGAGCTGCTGGTCACTGGCCAGGAAGAGGGCACCTGCGATCAGGCGAATGATGTTTGTTTGTGCGTCCACAGTAGCCTCCTTCACGTCAACCATGAATGCTCCAGTAGCGAGCCTCCCTCAGGGTCAACAAGACCTGGTTGGACAATCCGCCCGGCTCGAACAACTCGCCCCCTTGGCGCACTCGCCCGCTCAAGCGACACTCAACACACCAGGCCTTGAGACGGCCCACCCTCAGCCGGTAGAACCGCCCGCACGGCCTGACAACGCCGATCGTCGCCATCTCTTCCAGTAGCCGGTCACAATCGTAGGGCGAGGGTAGACACACCTGGCCAACCTCTCGCACCTTGTCGAGCACCTCTTCACGGGTCAGATTCATGCAGACCAGGCTCATGGCAACAGGGAGGGAACGGAAAGGAACGTGAGCACTCGATTGGCCAGACGGCACTCTACGCACCAAGCCTCGAGACGCCCTTTCTCCAGGTGGTAGTCCTGTCCATGCTGTCGGATGATGTCGATTGCCACTAACTCATCCAGGAGCTCGTCACACTCGGCAGGATCGGATGGCAAGCACACACCGACCTCCTGCACCTGGGCGAGCACCTCTTCACGGGTCAGATTCATCAACGCCTCCCCACCTGGCGCGTGCGCAGTGCGGGCACCCATCCCAGGACACCACGGGTTGCCCAGCCCGTATCACCCAGGAGCAGACCGGTTGCCCAGGCCCTGAGTGCCTCCATGTTCACGACTACGAAGGCAATCTCATCAAGCTGGACGCTCGGATCCTTGCTGACAGTGTCACGTTGCTTCACCGGGCGGACTGCTTGGGCGTCCTTGTGCAGCTCCAGCTCAATGAACGCGGGGGAGTAGTACCGAAAGACCCCATCAGTCATCTCGGCGAGAAGCCGAAGCAGATCATTGTGACTCAGCACCTGCTCTCGCTGAGATGGAAATAGTGATAGCTGCTTCATGACGTTCGTCCTCGAAACCATGTCCGCCGGCGACGGTAACCAGCATCTCCGGAGAGCCTTCTAGCCACCTCCAGGGCCTCCTTCCCCTCCTTCAGTCGCGCGGACCTCTTCCTGTAGACCTGCGCCCAGCCGGACCACGAGATCGTCGCCGCGTACCACCAACCTCCCTTCGGCCCCATCCGCTTCGCCTCCAACGCACCCGAGCCATACGCTGATTGTACGACGTGAGGAGCGAGTTGATCCCACCACCAGGCGATAGAGCAGAAGGTCCCGATGGGCGCCGGGGGTTGATCGGGCACGTCTTGTCCGCTTCTGCTCATTCCTCGTCCAGGATCGCCTCAAAGAGCTCTTCGTACTCCTCATAGGTCAGATCGGTGAAGTTCTTCCTGTCCATCGACTCCCAGAGAGCCAACAAGTATCTCAGCTCGTCCGGGCGGAACCCTGGACGAGACTCTGACATGATCAGTCTGTCTCTGTATCTGCGGAGGTGCTTTTCCAGGAGCGTTCGCGCCTGCTCCGGAATCGGCACGCGATTCCCATCTAATGGTCTGAGCAGACCGCAACCCCGTCCGGAGTGGTCCACCAGGCAGCACCATCACATAGCTGGCATTGCGGCTTCTTGGCGCTCGTGTCATCCATGTTCTGGACCCTCGAGAGAGCTCATTCCTCGTCCATGATGTGCAACTTCCACCAGCCAGGACCAGCCGAGATGTATCTCCTCGGGGCGGGCCTGGACATGAGTCGGTCCAGCATGTCAACTCCGCGCGGGTGTTCTATGGACTCGCACTCGATGTGCCAGCCGAATAACGGCTGTCCGACTATTCCGCGGAGCTCGATGACCGTACGATCACGGCGAGACAAACTCTTGCCGCATCCAGCGCACATCGGAAGTTTTCGTCTAGGCATGTAACCTCCTCGGTAGAAGGCTTGTACCGTTCTCGGAAACGCTACCTGGGAGGTCTACACACGAGCACGGGGAGACTGTCCAACCCCGTCCGCGTAGCTGTCCGCCTGGAGAAAGATCCCGCATGGCGAGGCATGCGCCAAGCGGCCAGCGTCTGCCGCCCCTTTCAGGTCAGCGGACAGACCAAGCTCCCCGGGGGACACTGGAGTGAACTGGAAATGCCACTCGCCCGCGAGACTCTTCCCGCTACTCCGCACCACCAGAGCGCACCGCGAGCACTTGAAGTAGGCCAGCTTCACCGCCTCACCGCTTTCGAGATCCTCGGAGCATCCCTTCCACTGCCTTGGCCTGAGTCTGCTCCTTCGTCAGAGCATTCTCCACCACCTTCGCCAGAATGCCCTCAACGTCCTCCTTGCACCATGCCCGGGTCGATTGCCCTTCACGTGTGACCAGGCGCCAGCGTAGCCGTCGAAACATCTCGACAAGGTCTGGCCCATAGATCTCGCTGAGATCCTTCAGGGTGAGCCAATTGTCATCGCGCTGGGTCATCTACTTGAAGCCTTGTGCCTGTCGGGAAAAGGCTACCAACCTTCCCCACAGGCAGCCCCTGCTGCTCCAACCTTGACAGGGCACAAGAGAGCCTCATGGGGTTGAGCTCGAGGCCTAGCATGCGCCTCCCCAGACTGTGAGCAGCCAAAGCAGTCGTGCCCAGGCCAACACAAGGGTCAAATATGAAGTCTGACCGTTGTGAGAACTGCTCGATCATCAAGGCAGGAGTCTCCCCATCGTCCATGCCCTCGGGTGACCTGAGGTCACCCAAGCACCCGAGCGCATCCGGACTGAAGGTGATCCAGCAGAGAACGCATGGCCGATTGGAGTAGTAGGTGATCTTCCATTGGCCGAGCACCACCCCGCCCCTCTCTTGCGTGATCCTTAGAAGCTGCGCAAGGCACTGGTTTCCCATCTCGAGAAAGACAGCATGGTGCGGGGAGGCATAGTTGACCAGCTTGATAAACCGGCGCAGAAACAGCTCGAAGACCACTGGACGACCAACTCCCGCCTGCGCTCGGAAGTTACGGGCAATCCCAGCATTCCAAGGAGGGTCAGAGTAGGTCACCACTGAGCCCAGCCACCCATCAGGATGACGCGGACCAAACCGTTCGAGCAGCTCCTCACCATCTCCACGCTCTAGATCACCACAGGCTAGGATGTGAGCACCTGCCTGCCAGACATCACCCGGAGCAATGCAGAACCTGGTGTAGTCCCCCTTCTTCACGTGATCTTCTCGGCCGCATCGGCAGCCTTAGCCCATTCCAACACGCGCAACGCTGGCTTGGCCCCCAGAACCCGCTTGATGAGCACTGCTTCTTCCCCAGAGAACATCAACGCCAACCGATACACGTTGCTGTCCTTCTGGATAGACTTCCGCTCCTCGTCAGACTTGGCCGCAGCCAACGCAGCCTCCTGCTCGCGAGCCTTGAGAAGAGCTGTGGGAGTGCCGTCAATGGTGTGCCCGGCCAGCATCCCAGCAGTGCAGACGGTCCCTGTCTTGGTCCCCTCTGGCACCCAAGCTTCGTTATAGACCTCTGCGGCCAGAGCATCAGGAGCTGAGATGTCCTCCAGAAGCTTCTCGATCTCTACATCCTCCATCATCAGCGAGTCTTGCGCCCATTCCAACGCACCGAGCTCCCTGAGATCACGCAGTACCACAGCAGTCAACTCCACATCTTCAGATCCACGTGCGCGATTGTGTCGAAGAGTAGCAATCCTCATCTGCTCCGGTGACATAGGCACATAGACAAGAGGTACTTCCTTCAGGCCGAGATGCATTGCTGCACGCCAGCGGTGCTCACCATCGCAGATCACGGTGTCACCAACACCAAACCCATGACCCTTGAAAGAGGGGTCATTCAGAAATTCCTTGGTGAGCAGGAGAGCCACCACGGGTTGTGTGAACCCATCCTCCTGCATTGATCGGCAGAGTAGCTCAAACTCGTGAGGCGATTGTCGATTGGGGTTGTAGGGGTTGGGCTTGATACTGGTGACCGGGACGTATTGAACCGATAGCTTCTTGAGTGCTTGACCCTTTTTCTCAACCACCTCTTTCCCATGCTTCTCGGCCTTGACACCAACACCTGCGGTTAGCTTCTCAGTGTTTGTCGTTCGCGACACTCTGGACTCCGATCATTTGATGATGCGCCAAGTAGCAGGGGCTTCCATAGACCTGGTCTTCTTCCAATCACGCAAAGGATCTCTTAGACCCTTTGACCAATCAATCACTTCCCCAGGCTGCAACAATGCTGATGCGACACGCTTGGAATTTGGATGTAGGCCGTAGGAAGCACCAACATGTTCAAACAGTGATGGTGCAGTATGCCACACCTCGCGGCCACACTTGACCAACCAGAGCGCCATGCGAACGTCGTCGTGTGGGTAGTCAGGCCGAACGTGCCCAGCATCCCAGGTGAGCCACTCGGACACCCAAGGCGTCGGCAACACCACAGCACCACCCCAGACACCATCCGGTGTCACAGCCCAATGCTTGGACACGGCTAGAGCATCCACCGTGCATCGGCGCATCGTGAATAAGCAGATACAGGCATCAGGCCGAGCGGTCAGTGCCGATAGCAGAACGTCACGAGCGCCCTTTGGAGGAACCATGTCATCAGCCAGAGCCAGATGATGCGTGCCTCCGGCCATCTTCCAGGCTCGCCGACAAGTCGGCCAGCACCCATGGTGAGCATAGTCCGATACGACACGAGCTTCTGGAAACTCCCGCCGGATGTCCATCACCCAGGAGCGGCGAATCGCCTCAGCCGGATTGTGGACAATGTTGATTGACAGGGAGATGGGCATCAATATGCCACTTTCTTCCCACCGGTTGCCCACTTCGGGGCAGTAGCTCGAAACACCGAGGGCTCCACAAAATCTAGAATCCCGTTGGTCTTCGTGCTGAACGGATCTCCGTTGTACAGGTTCTTCGCCAGCTTCTTCCATGACCCGTTGTTATTGTGGCAAGTGAAACATGGAGCCACTTCCGGGAATGGAGATGTTGAGTGCCTCGAGTGATGCGAGAGCAGCTTCCTGCGAGCCTCCTCGGCTCGCTCGCGAATCCACACGGGAGCACAATCGATGCACTCCCGTTGGAAGGTCTGCTCCCACGTCTCCCCCAACTTCCGGCTGGGTTGTGCTACCCGAGGACCAAACTGCGCAGCCATGCGAATTCCAGGCACTCGGGCACACACCCGCTCGAACCAAGTAGGCCAAGCATCCGCAGCCTTCTGCAGTGTGCCCAGACCGGCCACGTTCATGGTTGGGGGAGCCACTCGTAGCATCGCCGGCTTAACCCCCATGGCCAAGAGAGTATTGTAGGCCGCGTTGTAGTCCCAACCGTTGTCCTTGATCGCCTTCCAAACATCACCACCACGCCAGTCATATATTGGCCGAACGTTCCTGACCCCCATTGCGTTCGGGGCTGTGATGTGACCACCCGAGCGGTACAGGCCATAGAGTCGCCCTCTGCTCTCCTCCACCCTCAGACCGATCGCAGCGTAGAGGCTCTTCCCAGGAGCTGGTGGAAATCTTGACGGTATGGTCATCAGAGCCAGATCGACCTGTGGAATGTGCTCGGCTGACGCAGGTGGACGCCTCACCCATTCCCCAGGATCGAGCTCCTCATCAAACGCCCACCAATAGGGGTGCTCACGGTCAAAGACATTGATCATCGCCTGGTGCATCACGAACCAGTGAAACGCCACCTCTGGGCGTTTCGCCGTCCGCTCTGCATACTCATACGTCCCTGGATAGGCAATCTCCTCATCCTGCATTGCCACTTCAACTGGAAGACGCCCGGTCTCTCGAGCGGCAATGATGCAGATCTCCAGGAGACAGCAGGAATCCTTCCCAGCCGAAAAGGACACCACTACTCGGTGTCCTTCTTGATAGATCTCGCGCATGCGGTCTATGGCGATGTTGAACACATCCGTCCCGAGCATTCTTCGCATCAAGCACTCCTTCAGACCAGCTTGCCGTCCTGCACATGCAGCCGAAGCGTTGGACGCAGGATCTCGACAAGGTCTGGGTTGTGCGTGATGACTACCACAGCCCTCTCTCGAGCGAGCTCTGACACCACTCCGGACACTCGTGTGATCCCATCCAGATCCAGTGCGTCGAAGACCTCATCCAGGAAGAGGGTGCCGGGCCGTTGTCCGTGCGCTGCCTGGGCAACCTCTGCCAGCGCCAGGAGCAGCGCAACGTCTATCCGCCGACGCTCCCCACCCGACGCTCCCTTGTAGCCATGGCCTCCGCCCGCTCCTAGCACCTCGAGGCTGATTGAGTCGCTTACCCCGCCGTCCCTCTTCTCGGAGTATGGGCGGAGCCGCAGAGACAGCCCCTCCCCGGCGATCTTGGTGAGCCAACTGTTGGCCACCTGCTCTATGCCGGAGAGAGCCCGCCCCAGCACGTGGGCGCGGACACCCTTGAGGCCCAGGACGGACTCGACGGCTTCGAGCTCCGCCGAGGCAGCCGCAGCTTGCTCAACCCCCTCCTTGCACTTCACCAGCTCGGCCATGACCACCTCGCTCTCGCTGCGGACCACCTCCAGGCGCTTCTCGGCCGCTGCCCTGGCCGTCTGGGCGTCCCGAGCGCTTCGCAGCTCTGCAATGACCGCTTGCTGCTTGGCGCGTACCGCAACCTCCTCCTCCTCCATCTCGTCTAGCTGGTCCGTGAGGGCAGCCACCTCCTTCTTGTTCTCCTCCTGTGCCTTGGCTGCATCTCTCCGAAGGCTCTCCACCCTCGAACGAAGCTGCACACGGAGAGCATCAGGGATTGCCTGGCAGCAAACCGGGCAGGTGGACGCACCGAGACGCTCTAGCTGTTGCTCCGCTTGGCGTGCTGCCGCCAGGAACCCAGCGCCGTCCAGATTCCCGGCCTTCATGGCCGACCTGACTGACGCAATGTCCTGTGCACAGGAGTCAGCCATCAGAGCAAGCCTCTTGCGCTCCTTCTCCAGGACCGTCAAGTCACCGGGCACGTGCAGGTCACTCAGAGCCTTCTCGGCATCCGAGATCCGAGACTGCATCCCGCACAAGCGCTCCTCGAGCACCCGGAGATTGCTCGTCACGGTCAGGAGGTGATCCCGCGCGCCCCTCAGGTCCAACCGGCATGCGGCAAGCGCCGAGTCGAACCTGCTCAGATGCAGGATCTCCTCCAGGAGGCGCTTCCGGTCACTGTCGCGCGAGGTCGCAAAGTGGGAGGCGTCTGAAGAAGAGAAGACGTGTGTTCGTCGCCAGATCTCAAACGGGCCGAAGTGGGCTGTGAGCTCTTCCTGCGCCTTGGTGGTGAGCCGGGCACTGGCGGAGGCTCCAGGTGCATCTGGACACACACCCTCTGCTGACCAATCCAATACCGTGTGCGGTGTGCCGTTAGTTGTCGCCCTCCGAAACCTCCTGGACCATCCGATGTCCGTATCAACCACGACCTCAGAGGCAACGTTGCTCGCCCTCCAGCCTGACGCACCCCTCAGGGTCTCCCCCCACAACGAGACAGCCACAGCCTCGATCAGAGAAGACTTCCCGGAGCCGTTCTCACCCGTCACCACCGCCACACCAACGGGAGGGAAGTTGATCTCGGTGCGATCGTGCTTCATGAAATTGGCGAGGGTCAGCTTCTTGATGTTCATGGCGCGACCTCCTTCAGGATCTTCAGGATGGCCTGGGTCACCATGTCTTCCGGTGCCACACCATCAACGATCGCCCAACGCGGGTGCACCAACTCGGCTCTGCTCTCCCACAGCTCCCGGTAGCAGCTCGCGACACACTCCAGGAAGCACCCGTCCTCCTCATAGCGATCCCGGTCGAGTGGTCGACGGTTGAAGGAGGCCTCGGCCGGAACATCCAAGAGCACAAACACATCCGGCTGCGGTAGCCACTTGTGGAGCTTGATCACACGCTCCCCGTCGAGCCTGTCTGCCCGCCCGTAGGCGTACCCGGAAGGCCAGTAGCGGTTCAGGATCACATGGCCTGTCGAGATGGCCGCTGATAGCTCCTCCAAGACCTCCACTCGATTGACGAGCTGGAGTGCCTGGAAGATCTCGGCGTTCAACCGACGCACCGCACCGTCGCTTGGAGTCACGTCGGTAGTACCCGCTGCGGGCAGAGCCTGCCAGTAGCGCAGAAGATGCCCCTTGATGAGCTTGCCGGTTGGAGTGTCATAGACGGGAAAGGAGAACACCCGTGCGTCAAGCGCATCAGCCAGCCGGTCGCTCTGCGTGGTCTTACCCGCGGCATCTATTCCTTCCAGACAGATCATCATGGATCTCAGCCCTTCCATGCACTCAGCCAAAGACTCAACACCAACAAACACAATCCGATACCGAAGAGCACTCCCAGCACAAAGCCTAGGATCCCAGCGCTCACAAGAACCCACCGCCTCTGAAACTCGGTGGTGGGCTCAAGCGCCAGCGAACGTCACAAGCTAACACCATCTCCTCACTCACAATCCGGTAGAGCGTTGGGTGGTGTTGCCAATCGAGTAGATGCTTCCTGTCATCACAGCATTTGTCGATGCACCCACGCGCAACATGAGCCCCGACTGTGGTAGAGCACCCTAGACGGCGAAGCTCTTGCGTCATCTCCTCGTAAGACATCCACCCCCGAGAGCGAGAATCGCTCAGCTCGCACGCGGGAAGAACATCATGAGCCTCAAGGCTCACGCAGCGCGGGCACTTATCCGAAGGCATCACCATCACCGATACTTCCTCGCCCACTCGTCCCGCTGGGAAGCAATGGATGCCTGCAGCAACCGAGCGGCTAGATTGCGAGCAGTCTGCGAGTCCAGCTTGAATTGCAGGGGCGGCTTGCCTGGTTCGACCTCGACCGTGAGGAGAATCTCAAGATCGTCCAACGCCACCTGAATGCCGAGCCTGTCCAGCCCGGAGTCGGTGTAAATCTTAGGAAACATCCGTTTGCGATCACCCATTGATCAGCCTCTCACTCGATCCACGCCAAGCAATCAACCGTTGTGCAGCGCGCCCGCACGTGACCATTCGGGGCGATGGCAAAGTGAACAGTACCCTGCTGACACTTGGGGCACTTCACCTCCCCCACTTTCCGACCGTCGAGGAGGATCGCCTTTCGAGTAGTCTCCGTGAATCCGATCATCTCCAGCAGTTCCAGGTGTGCATCCATCAGAAGACCCCTAGGTATCTCCGCGCGCGGGCAAGGACCGACGCTCGGTCTACCCCGTCAGAGATGGGCATGGTCCGCACGTACTCTTCCAGAGCTTCATCCAGAGTCTTGGCGTTTCGCGTGACCTCCGCAGCGGACCGAGCGGCGATCACAGAATCGACTCCGTCCAAGACCACCTCGCCAGCCACCACGTCACCCCTGGAGATTGCAGACGCTAGAAGCGCCTGCGTTGTGGCCAGGCCACTCTCCCCTGTGACCAGACGAACGTAGGCCTGGTTGCCCTGCTGATGCGCCAAGACGGCAGAATCCAAGGTGTTCAGAAAGCGTGGTCCGGTGATGACCTCGCGGACTACCTTCCAATCGACAACGGAGTCAAAGTCAGCGTCACTTCGCGCCAACACAGGGCCGTCTAGATGGGTATCGACAATGAGGAGTGTCCCGTATTCCTCACAGCCCGCGTTATCCCAGCCAGTGGGCACAAGCGCTCCGACCTGTATCCCACTGATGTCACCCCTGGCCGCAGTCTGATATGGGTTCGCCGAGTAGGTGAACCGGTGATAAGCGTGCCAGTTGCCAGCCATGCCCACCTTGATACCGTGGTCGATGAGCAGCTTGCCAAACTCGTCCGAGTCGATCACGTCGTGCGCGGTCTTCAGAAAGCTCGGGGTCTCTCTGTGGGCAAGCCCCACATGAGTCACCAGGATCTTGGTGAGTGAGGATGTCATCACCGGGTAGCGGTTCTCACACTCCTTCGATAGGGATTGGACAGCCTCCGGCAACCACTTGCTCGCTGGGCCCTGTTGAAACGGCACGCAGAGCAGGATGGTATCCCCGATCTTGATCAGACTTGACGAGGTGACCACAGAGGTCGTCTGGCTCAACGGGCCGAGCGTGTGATCGCCCTCGACAGAGCTCACCAGGTCATGGTTGCCGGCCAAGAGAATGACTCCCATCTTCGTCTGGAGCGCTTCCTGGGCGGCAGCGATTACCTGAGGCTCTGGCCGTAGACCGTCGAAGAGGTCACCCGCCACGATGAATGCCTCGGCACCGAGAGCCTCCGCGCGCTCCACGGCCGCTCGAAGAGTAGCAATGGACTGTCGGCACCTTCGATTGATCCCACCCTCAAGCACCCAGCCATGAGCTCGATGGTTCCACAGGTGGACGTCCGCAACGACTGCGATCCTAGTCCCCACGATCAGTGCTCCTTCTGGCCCACGCCGGGCACCCGCCCAACGAAATCAAACACACCCACGTCGATCGCTTCCCCCTTCTTGGTCACGTCTTGGACCAACACTGGACCCTTGAAGAGTCCGTAGGCACACCAATCGCACTTCACCTTGTCCGTGTAGCGACCGACGCACTCCTGATGGGGTGCCCAGCCGGAACCCTTGAGCTCGGGATACAGGGATCGTGCACGATCGATCGACATCTCCCCCTTGCACGCCGGACACACGAACACCCACTTCATCCGGTCCGAGCCGAACAGGCGCTCTCCCTCGGCCTCCCATTCAGCCTTCGTCGGATGCCAGTATTTCTGCGGATCGCATTGCCCCCACGTCTGCTTCTTGCTGACCATGATCCTCGCTCCCTCTTCCTAAAACCCAAGACACGAAAGACTCCCCGGGTGCCCTCTGGGCAATCTCCAGCAGCTTGGCCATGTGCCGATACTCGAGATCGATCCTCTCGATCTCGTTGTCCCGCCAGCGATCCCAATACGCGATGCCCTGGAGTGCTCCCAACGCGGCAGTGTGCCGCACCTTCATCTCAGAGAGATCCGCCCAATACTTCCGTTGCACCTGCCACATCTCGGCGCGCTTCTCACCAGCGGCCTGCACCAACAGACCAAACCATGGTTCTGGAGTCACTTTTTCCCCCCGTGCGCAGCTCGCTGGGAGACATCGGCCGTCTGTAGCAATCGAGCAGCTAGATAGCGAGCGGTCTTCCGATCCAAGCTGAATTGCATCGTGCTGCGGATAATTGGCCCGCCTGGCTTGAACGAATCGCCCTGCACCGTGAGGAGAATCTTGAGATCGCTCAACGCCACCCGGATGCCAAGTTCGTCCAGCTCGGAATCGGTCATCACTTCGCCACCTCTTCACCAGCCCAGGTTCTGATCTCCACCAGCTTTGCTGCTTCCGCCTCGCGCCTCTCCGCACTCTTCTCCAGGGCAGGTGGTCCGATCTTCCGGATAGCCTCCCGGAGTTCCTTCACCAGTTGAGGCTTGGTCCTCAGCACCTCGGCAGCCTTCAATCTCCCAGAGCCCAGCTTGTCGTGCCCTGCGGAGTAGGCTGACCCAGACTTCTTGACCAGGTCGTTTCGCTCGGCCAGATCCAGCAGCTCCACCATGGTTGCGATGCCTCGCCCCCAGACAAGGTCAAACTCGGTCTCCCGGAACGGCCGAGCGAGCTTGTTCTTGACCACCTTGACCCGGACACGTGATCCGTAGAGTGGACCGTCTCCTCCCTCCTTGAGCGGGCCGATCCTCCGAATGTCCAGCCGAGCGCTGGCGTAGTACTTCAGAGCGTTGCCCCCTGTCGTGACCTCTGGGTTCCCATAGGCGACCCCGACCTTGGAGCGTAGCTGGTTGACGAAGATCAGCACGCAGCCCCGACTGCCGACCACCGCGCAAAGCTTCCGCATGGCCTGGCTCATCAGCCGTGCGTGGCTTGCCATGGGCGCATCCCCCATCTCCCCGTCGAGCTCAGCCTTGGGAGTGAGCGCAGCGACCGAGTCCACCACCACGATCCCAACGTTCCCCGTGCTGATAAGGTGCTCGGTGATCTCGAGTGCCTGCTCACCATGGTCCGGTTGTGAGAGCAGCATGTCCTCGACCCGCACCCCAATCGCCTGGGCATACCCAAGGTCTAGCGCATGCTCCGCGTCCACGTAGGCAGCAACCGCCCCCAGCTTCTGCGCCTCCGCCACAATGTGGAGGCAAAGAGTGGTCTTCCCCGCGGACTCGGTCCCGAAGATCTCGGTGATGCGCCCCTTCGGAATACCGCCGACACCTAGAGCCAGGTCGAGGCCGAGGCTCCCGCTTGGGATCGTATCCACGGGAGGCAACTCGTCAGGGCCACCCAATCGAGTGATCGCCTCGGCACCGAAATGCTTCCGGATGATCGCCAGCGTCTGCTCGATCCTGGCGTCTGTTGCAGTGGTTTTGGTTTTCATCGCCCCTCACCCCTCACGCGAGTCAACTTGCGCCAGTGCCCAGACAGCCTCATCCGCAGCACCAGCGGCATCGAATGCGGCATCCACCGCCCGTTCAGCATTCCATCCGCCGAAGAGCACGTGCCGGGTCTGGGTGTAGACCGTGGCGAAGACAGCACTCCACAATACGCCCCGCTTCTCCGGTGAGATCTTTGGAGCCACTGCCATGATCATTCCTTCGGTTCCGTGTCCTGGCTTGAATCCTGGAGATGGCACGGCTGTCCCTCCTACAAAACCCCCCTGGGCACAATTGCCCAGGGAGGTGACCTAGCATCCTCTGAACAGGTCGGTTTACCCGGCTAGGTCGCTAAAACGGTACGTCTTCATCATCGCCAACGACTTCTGCAGTCACCGCGTCCTGCTCAACGGTCCTCCTGGCCTGGGCAACAGGGCCCGCTTTCTTGGTCGGCTTCGCAGGCGCTCGCTCCGAGGCCTCACCTGTGATCTTCGCCTTGATCTCCTCAGGAGTCATCGACCGGCAAAACTGATCCAGATCGTGTTGCACCTCGATCCACTCGAGGTTGTCGAGCTTGCTGTCATGCTTGTGTCGAAACACCTTGTATTCGGTGTCGTTCCGTCCTGAGCCAGACCGGACGATCTGGATATCGTAACCGGTCACCGGGTGCGTGAAATCTCCGCCCACATCCTCATCAGTGCGGAGTGCAACAAGAGCCTCGTGGATCGTCTTCCCGAAGCTGATGATCTGGGGTCCGGCCTCTGGATTCTCTCGGTCGATCGCGTTCGCGTAAACCCGACGCTTGGCCGAGAGGTCCTTCCCTTTCTCCAGAGACACGGGGTCGCCTTTGGCCTTGAGCTGGGAGGCCCAAGAGCAGAGCGGGCAGGGTTTCTTGAAGACCACCTGACAGGGGATCGACACGCTTGTGTCAGACCCAGGGACCGAGACGAAGTGGGTCATGACGATCTTGAAGGGCGATTTCTTTCCCAGCGGAGGGGGGAGAAACCGAACGATGTTCTTCCCAATGTGGAGCTTGAGAAACTCCCCACTGGTCTTCTCCAAGTCTATCGCCTCTTTCTCGGCCTCCTCCTTCTCGTAAGCGCCATACTTCACCATTGCGTTGTCCTCACTCATTGTGTTCTCGCTTTCGTCTTCGTCTTCGTCTTCGTTCAAGGAGCTCATTCGGGAGCCCGTCCGTCGTGGGTGTCAGCCCACACTGCCAACGCTACAACCAGGGTCTGACATCACTGACCAGACTCCCGGATACGCCTTGCACTCAGTGCCTGCTCGCGGAGAGTCGGATCACCCTGCATCTCAGCACGCATATGAGCCCCGAGTGAGACCACCATCTCCCGCTTGGTCCGGATGGCGTCCAGCACCCCGTAGAGCCGCACCTTCTCGGCCTCCGCAGCGATCAGACGATCCTGAGCCCGCTGCATGTCCTCGTGTCCGTTCACCTCCGCCTCGATATCACTCACGGTCGGAGCCTTCACCTTCTTGCCGTCCTCCCCCTTCTCGACTGTGAGGCGCGCTCGACACTCCAGGTGGAGCCGAGCCTCTGTCCGCTTCTCCTCGATATCCGCAATCAGGAATGCCCTGTTCGCCTGGGCAAACCGTTCGTTCCAGTAGGCCAGGTCGGCAGGCAGCCGGATGAACTCCTCCTCGATTGCCAAGGGTTCGATGATCACGCAGTTGGACAGGTAGTCATCCACTTCAATGTCGTTGATCTTTGCCACGGGTGTCTCCTCTCTCTAGGCTTGTGCTCTTTCAAGAATCGCTACCGCTAAACAAGCTTCTCCTTGGGATACTTCACCATGCTGCCCCACGCGGGCCCCGTCTCCACGTCCACCTCGAGCTTCACGGCCCCACTCCGCCAGCCCGTCATGATCCTGTAGACCTGCCAGGCAGCCTCATCCACGTAGTCCTCTTTGGCCTCCAGCAGCAGCGAGTCGTGAACAGGCAGCACGAGCTTGACCGGTACGTCCTCTTCAAGGATCCACTGAACCGTTGCGGCCAGACTGGCCACGCAGAAATCAGAGCCCGTTCCCTGGATGGGGCCGTTCCAAGCACCTCGCTCGGCCGTACCACTCGCGTCATGGTCCTGGTCAGCGATCTGCCAAAGCGACCGACGACGCCCACGCGCCCCATCCCACCAGGTCCAGCAGTAGCCAGTCCTCTTCGCGTAGGCCAACCTCTCCTTGATCCATGACGCCAACACCTTGAAGGTGCCCATCACCTCCTCGCGCACTTGACGAGCCATCCTGACCGAGCAGCCGGCCTGAGCCGCGAGTCCCTCATCCCCGATTCCGAAGAGGATCCCAAAGTTGATCGTCTTGCCGACTGTCCGATGTGCCTTTGTGACGTCCTTGGGATCAATCCCCCAGACCGCCTTGCAGATCAGCTCTGCCGTGCGCCGATGGAAATCCACGCCCTCCTCGAAGATCCTCAGCATCACAGGGTCGCCGGACAGCATCGCGGCCACTCTGAGCTCAAGCTGTGAGTAGTCGAGTTGAAGCAGCCGATAACCAACGGGAGCGATAAAGCAGTCCCGAATCATCTTGCCCTCGAGACTCCCGGAGTCCCGAACGATGTTTTGCAGGTTTGGCGATTGACAACTGGTACGCCCTGTTGCCGCACCGTCCAGGAGGATGCTGGGATGGATTCGGCCATCCGATCGGATGTGCTGGAGGAGACCGGTTCCATAGGTCCCGTGAAGCTTGCTCAGTCTACGCCACTCTATGATCTCCGGCACGATTGGGTGCTTCGACTCCAGCGCCTCCAGAGTGTCGTTGTCCGTCGAGTAGCCGGTCTGGGTCTCACGCAACGGAGTGAGCCCGAGATCCTTGAAGAGCACCCGAGCGACATCCTGGAACGACCCAGGGTTGAACTTCCCATAGACCTCCAGACGCTTCCGGACTTCACCAAGTTTCTGCGAAGCGTAGTCGTCAAAGGCTTGCATTGCGGAGTGGTCCACTGCAACACCCCACCGCTCCACGTGCTGGATCGCCTCAGCAGCCGGGAGAACAATCTTGTGCAAGATCTTGGTGAGCGAATCCTCCCGATCCATGCGCTCGATCAGGGTCTGCTGAAGCCTAGCCGTTGCCAGGGCATCGAGGGCGTTATAGCGCAGCCGCACTGCCCGCGGAATGAACGCATAGGCAAACGTCTTGGGCGACTCACCGGGAGCAATCGCGTCCACCGTCTTCTGTGGTAGCGGGATCGTGTCACCCTCACCGCGACAGAACACCGTTTGGCTGAACAGCGCGCGTTGACCAGACGCTTTCTGCTGAGCCAGCCTCTTGACCGTCTTCTCCGCAGCCTCGAGTGCTTGCTGTGCCTCGGCCTTGTGTCCGCCCATGCCCACCAGCTCGGCCATCGTCTCGAGGTCGCCACTGCTAGAGCTCTCCAACAGCTTCCGAGCTAGCCGGGTGTCACCCACCGCACCATTGACCATGCACCCAAGCTCGTCACGGACCGCGTTCTGGTCATGCTTGAAGTTGGATCCCACCTTCCTCGCCAGTGGTGATTCCATGAGACGGATGAGCACGGCATGAATTGGAGAGAACCGATCGGCATAGACTGGTCGATCCCAGACCCAGACATCGTTTGACCCTGGGATCGCCATCGCGCCGCACAGCACCACACACTCGGAGAAGAGTCTGCCCGCCGTCTCCACATCGTGGGCGAACCAGGGAGCAGCCAGAAGCTGGCGCTCGGCCTCCAGCGCATCATCAAGAGTCTTCACGACCAGCGCCCGAGCGTCCAGTGCTGGAAGCCAGGGGGGTTCTTGGGTCAGTGCCCACCGCAGATCCTCTTCGAGCCATGAATGGATGTGGCGGTTCCGCAGAGCAACCACTGCATTGGGGAAGAGGTGGACCGGAACAGGCTTCCCTGAGCCCACCATCCAGGTATAACCCTTCCGCACGTTGAGCGGAGCCAGCGCGCGCCCGGTCATCGCATAGATGGCACGTCCACCCAACACGAGCACCTTTGACGGTCGGCAGTCCTGAATCACCGCCGCGAGGTATCCCCGGCAGGACTCAACCGCCCGATCACTGACCACGGCTCGCCCTGGAAAACACCGGATGCAGTTGTCATAGACCACGGGCCCAGACCACAACTTGCTGACCAGCCTCCGGAGGAGCCGTCCGCTATCCCCGACGAACGGCCTCCCCTCGGCGTCCTCCTGCTGACCTGGGTAGTCACTCACTACCAACAGCGTCGCTCCGACACCTGGTGAGCGCGCGGGGGACATGCACCTCGTGTGACCGCCGAACGAGCACTTGGAGCACCGTTGGTCCAGCGAGCGAGCCTGCACCTGCTCGATCACGAGCCTCGGAGGCTGCGGATAGAGAGGCAGGATCTCAGGCACCCATCTTCTCCAGGCATCGCCCCACTCGGTCAGGGATGTTCGCCACCCTCGCGAGCAACGGCACCTGAGCCTTCACACGCTCGCAGGCAGCCACCAGGTCGGCGGGGTCACGGATGCCCTGGGCGTGGAAGTAGCCGAGGACTTGATGAAATCGAGTTGCCGTCAAGAGCTCCTGGGGCACCCCAGAAGCCTCCACCTTGGGAGCTTCAGCCTTGGGAGCTTCAGCCTTGGGAGCTTCAGCCTTGGGAGTCTCCACCACCTTAGGAACCTCTTGCGGCAGAGGCTCTGCCTTGGAAGCCTCAACCGGAGCCTCAGCCTTGAGAGCCTCCACCACCTTAGGAGAGGCAGCCTTGAGAGCTTCGACCTTGGGAGCCTCGACCTTGGGAGCCTCGACCTTGGCTCCTGAACCGTTAGGCTTGGCCTTGGGCGCCTCCACCGGGAGCTTCAAGGAAACCAGAGCACCAATCGACAGACGCTCCAGCACCGCATAGGCACTCGCAAGGTCCAGACCGGAAATCTCCAGGGTATGACCAGCAAACTTCACCTCTCGCACATCTCCCAACACTTCGGCTTCTGCTTGGAATCCCAACAGCGCAGTGATCATTTCACCAACCTCTTTCTGGCTCTATGCGAGCCGCGAGCCCCTTTTCTTCAGCGAGCCAACGCTTGACGGAGATCGTCACGGTCTCCCCAAGCTGGATCTCATCACTCTCTTCTTCGACAATTTGAGACTTCGGGAGCCAATACTCCTCTTCCTCGTACTCAACGAGATAGGCTTTCTCCGTCTCGTGTTTCACTAAGCACTCTTCCAAAGCAACTGTTCCATCTTGTGACATCGGCCGTCCTCCTAAATGTCCACCAGTCCAGAGTAGCTGTCCACGCTCTCCCGAGCGGCTTCGTAGATCGTGGACTGGTCCACCTCGTCCGGGTCCACCGTTGGAGGCAACCTCACAGCACCCGCCTGGTGACCGAGCACCCGAAGCTGGAGAGCCAGCATCCAACCCTCTTCCCAAGCATCCCCGTCGAGCACCACCGCGATCGGGTGGTGTGACGCCAACAGAGCACTGACCTGGGTCTCAGTGGGCTTACCCAGGACCGCCACCGCATGGGGCCAGTGAGCTAGCGCGTCGAAGACCCCCTCCATGACCAGCACAACCTCGTCCCCCTTGCGCGTCAGAGCCGCGTGGTTGTAGGTGAGCTCTCGCGTCATGCCCGGCATGTTGAAATAGGGCCTGTGCGCCTTCTTCACCCACGCCCGAGCAACCCACT